GCCAGGGGTTGCCAGGAGATGCGCGAGCTCCTTGACGGCAAGGTTGCGGTCGTACTTGACCGGCTCGTCACGATTTGCAAGTAGCGCCCGAGACTTTTCCATAGCCCTTCTCCTTCGTCACCGTGATGACTTCGTCGATCCAATCGCCGAGCGACTGGTGGGAAATCACAAGCACCGTGCCGCGATCCTTTGCCTTCTCGTTCAGAATCGTCATCAGACGCTCCAGTCCGGACTCGTCCAGCGCGTGATCCACTTCGTCACAGATGAAGATGCCGATGGGCTTGGTGGCTCGAGACGCGACCATGTCCTGCAAGGCCATCGCACACGCCAAGCGCACCTTGCGCTTTTCACCACCCGACAAGCCATCGAACGACTCGGCACCCTTGTCGTTGACGACCTCGATCTGGAACTTCTCCTTGACCTCACCCTTCGCGTTGGTGGTCAGGGTGTTCCAGGTCGCGTGGATGTTGCCGTCGGCCAGGGCCGACAGGTAGTGCGCCGTGCGGTCGTTCAGGTAGGGTGTGACGGTATCGAGGATGTGCGCCCGTACGCCGGCGGGGCCAAAGACCTTGACCGCGTCCTCATGCAGTGCCATCGACGCCTCGATCTCCGTCAGGGCTTTGGTGAGTGCAATCATCTTGCTCTCCACGTCGGCCGCCTGCTTGGTGAGCGTCGCCACTGATGAGGTATAAGGATTGTCTTTTTTCAACCAAACGCCGGCCGCCGATTTGAGCTTTTCCACCTCCACCGAGATCGCGGTTTGCTCCTTCTTCAGCACCTCGATTGCTCGGAGCTCGTCTTGCAGAACGCGCTGTCGCGCAGCCATCGCGGTGACATCGGTCATCGAGAGCTTGAACGCGGAGGCGCTGTTCTCGGTGGTCTGAGCGTCAGCCTTCGCGATCTTGTACGCATCAGCAGCTTCACGCAGCTTGACGGTGGCGTTTGCCAGGTCGGTTTCACGCAGGGTCTTGACGGCTTCGATGTCGTGTTCGCAGTAGGCCTTGCCGCACTCTCCGCACGGCTCGCCCACCTTGTCGCTGACAGTGCGAAGCGCCTCAACAGCGGCGGTATGAGCGTGCTTGGCAGCCCGAGCGTTGGCCTCGGTGAGCGTGAGCCGCTTCTGGGCGGCCTGGGCCAGCGTTTGGAGCTTCTCCAGCTCGTCACGTTCTGCCTTCAGTGCGTCAAACTTCGCGGCGATGTCGGCGAGCTCCGCACCCTGCCCCTTCAGTTCTTCGGCATCAATCTTGCCGCCCAATTCCACGATGCGCGTGTTCAGCGGGATGGTCTTGGCCAACTCACCCTTTGCGTTGGGCTTGCGCTGGGCCTCGAAGTCGGCGTGCCGCGTGTTCTCGTTGGCGAGAGAGGCCATGAGCGAGGCGTGCTGGGCTCCCAGCGTCGTCAGTTGGGCGGTGGCGGTGTTGTGATGTGCCTTGACGGTGTTGAAGGCTTCGCGGGCCTTTGCATGGGCCTGGGCCAGCACTTCGACGCCGGCCGCCTCCTCGATCATCAGCTTCAGTTGCTTGTCGGTCATCGCAGGCAGGTCGGGCATCTTCTCCTGACCGGCGTAGACCGCTGCCTGGAACACCTCGAGGCTGCACCCGATGAGCTTGTTGATGACCTCCTGCGTCTCGCGCTCGGTGCCCTTGTGGAGCTCGATTGCCATCGTGCCAGGCGTTGGATGCTTCTGGAGCACGAAGGTCTGGTTCTTGTGGGTGCTGTGCTTGCGGTAACGGGTAATCACGTACTCCTCCGCGCCATCGGTCAGGTGAATCTCGACCGAGCAGTCCTTCTTGGCGGTCTTGTTGACGACCGCGTCGGTGGACACGCCTCGCGCCGTCACCCCGTATTTGACCCAACAGATCGCATCAGCGATGGAGGACTTGCCCGCCCCGTTTGAGTCGGCCGACGAGTCGTCCTTGTTGTCGCCCTGGATGAGCAACAGCCCCCGGTCGTCCAGCTCGATCGTTGCCGACTGAATGGTGAGGAAGTTGTTGATGGTGATGGACTTGATCTTCATGCGGCCTCCCGTGCCTCTTTGAGCAGGTTGTCACACATGACAGCCAGCTCCTTCTTGCGCTCGAAATCCGAGCCGTTGATGTAGTCGGTGACGCTGACCTCCAGCGAGGCACCGGCCTTGATGGTCGAAGCGGTGCGCGTGACGCCCGACTTCGGCTGAGAAATGATCGTCACGCCCAGAGCGCCCGAGTCGGTGAGGAACTTGCGCAGGTCTTCGACCTCGGAGGGCTTGCTGGAGAAAATCTTGGCGCGAACGTAGTTGCCGTCCACGAGAAGCGGGATGTCTTCGGGCTTGGTAGCCCCGTCAATCTCGATGAAGCTCGGCGCGTGAGAGGAGAACCACTTGACGTTCTCGGGGTCGCTCACTGGCTTGTCGTTGACGACGAGAAAGCCCGCCTTGCTGCCGATGTCCGACCATGTCTGGTGGGTCAGCGCACCGATGCTCCACACCCGCTCGGCGAGCTTCTTGTGGTGGTGGTAGTGGCCCGCGAACGTGCGGACGAACTTCAGCTTGTTCAGGTACTCGGCATCCAGGCCATGGTCGGGCAGACCCTTGATGACGCCGTCGATGCCGGCGTGGACGATCAAGTTGCAGTTCGGTGCATCGGCCTCGTCTTGCAGGTCTTCCAAGACCTTCTTCAGGTCGGCGACCTTGCCGATGTACGGCACCAGGGCGAGGTTGAGCGCGGGCAGCAGGGTTGGCTTGTTGACGACCATGCAGCCCACCTCCTTGAGCGCAGTGATGGCGCTACCGAGGTCGGTTGCTTCCTTGCCCTCGAGGTCGTGGTTGCCTGCGTTGATGATGATCTTCAGGCCCGCATCCACCAGCATCTTGTAGGTGGCCAGCGTCGGATTGAGCACCGAGGGGGCGACCGAGCCGCGAACGTGGAACAGATCACCGGCGTGAACGAGCGTGTCGCCACCGGCCTTGAAGACGGCATCGGCGGCGCGATGGGTCTCGCCCAGAATCATGTCCAGGCGACTGTTGATACCGCTCGGCAACGTGTGAGCAAACGAGGACCATGAATGGTGGTGTGAATCTGAAATGATTCCGAAGGGCTTCATACGTGACTCCAATTTCTGCCTGTGGCGATTGCACTAACGGCTGTTCGTGATACGCCCATCGCACTTGCAATGGACGACTGCGTTTCCCCAGTAGCGAGGCGGCGCTTCACTTCTTTGGCTCCAGCCTCGTCGAGGATCGAGTGACCGTTTGCCGCACCTCTGTTTGAGGTGCCGTGCAGTAGACGGTCGGCTTGATTGGCAACTCGCGTGTCCCAGCGAAGGTTGCTGATCGCGTTGTTGGCAGGGTTGCCATCGCCGTGACACCCTTCCATGCCGACAGGGCATGTGCCTTTGAATGCCGTCAGCACAAGCGCATGGACGTAGTGAGCGCGTTGACGCCAGCGCCCACCGCCGTGTGTATCAGTCAGGTTGACCATGAGGTGTCCAGACCTAACGTGTTTTGCCGTCTTCAAAATCAGTTCTGACTTTCGGCGAGTGTTGGCAAGGCTACGAACGCGACCGAGGTCGGAGACCTCATATCGACCTTCGTAACCCGCAACCGACTTCCATTGTTCTTTCATGATGCTCCTGTCATTCGTGACTTATGCTGGCTTGTAGAAAATGTGGGCGCCCATGCGCTTGGTGTGGGTGAGGCTTGTGCGCCAGGCGGGTGAGACGCTGGCAGTGTGGTAGTGCGTGGCGCCTTGCGTGAAGTCGTACTGGCGGTGCTTCATCGCGTACTGGGCGATGCGCCAGGCAAGGCTCCAGGCCTGCTCGTCTTTGGGGTAGCCGGCAGGCTTGAGCATGAACTTGCCGCCCTGCTTCGTGATGAGCGTCTGCGTCCACGAGAACTGCGCCTTTTGCGTGACCACGCGGCAGATGTCGTCGTCGCTCTTGGCGCGATTCAACGTCACGTTGGCCACGCCGTACTGACCAGGGATCATTTCACCCCGAGCCTCGTGGTAAATGTTGATTGCTAGGCAAAGTAGTGCGGATTCAAGAATCATGATGCTGTAAATTTTCGTTGTTTGATTCATCATAACCATGCAATGCAGGGAATGGTGGTCGATTCATCGGAGCTTCATCGCGGCTTCGACATTTGCCCGATTCATCGCGGGGATGACGAGGAAGCGGTTGAGCGGCAGGCAGCGTTGAAGGATGTTCTCGGGGTTGGTGAACGAGTACGGGCCGAAGAAGTCTTCGATCGGAGCGAGCCACACGAGCTTTCTCTTGCCCTGCTTGACGACCACGCCAGCGCCGATGTAGCCCTGGGCCTGCGAGTCCTCCAGTGCGATGCGCTCGATGCCCCAGGCGTTGCGCTTGGCATAGAGGTGTCGCATCTGGCGGTGGGCGAGGTAGATGCCCCGCCCGTCCGTCAACTTGTACCAAGCGCCGCAGTGCTTGAAGTTGACCCTATGCTGTTTGAATTCCATCGTTGACCCTTCTCAACTTCACGACCGTGGCCGTCTTGTTCGGCTTGACGATGTGCGGGCCGTAAATCTTCTCAAGGGTCCGGTACAGACGCTGGGCATGATCGCCGTCGTCCTGGTCGAGCTCCGTGTGATTCTCTGAGGCGTAGACCGCGCACAAGGCACTGAGCGGGCCCACCGACACATCCAGAACGGTCGCCTTGCCAAAGACAACCATTCGCTTTTGATCCATCAGGAGGACTTCAACCCCTGCGGTGAGCGAGGCGTACTTGCGGCCCATCCGAAAGGTGTTGAAGTCTCCATCGACGCCCACAACGGGCGGTATAAAGCCAATGACAACCTGTTCCATTGCGCTCTCCGAACTGGGATGAACCAGTATAGGGAGCACAACGGTCGGGTCACTTTGGCAACATCGCGACCAGATCGGCGTAGGTGCCCTCGGTGCGAATCTTCTCGGCCAGCGCCTTGACGAAGTATTGCTTGCCGTCCGTCCAGGTCACGCGCGGCTTGCTGTACGTGACGAGCTTGTGGGCGATCAGGTACTCAAGCAGGCTCATGATCGTGTCGAACTGGGCGGCACCCAATTCGTCAAAGCTCATGCGAATCGAAGTCTCCTGGAAGGGCTTGGTCATCTTGGACTTGACGCACTGGATGGAGATGTTCTGACCGACGAAGGTCTTCTCACCGTCCTGCTGCTCCATGATCTTCTGTCGGCCCAGGGCCAGGCGCGCGGTGGCGTAGAACTCCATCGCCTTGCCACCGGGGGTCGTGCGCGGGTCGCCGTAGACCACACCGGGCTTCAGGCGCATCTGGTTCAGATACAGGAACGTCGCGTTGAACTCCTCGCAGTGCTGGGCCATTGCCTTCAGCGTCGTGGAGGTCACGCGGGCGAGCGCCGTGGTGTCGTTCATCGTGTACTCGTCGATCTCCTTTTCCGCTTGCGACTTGGGCAAGGCAGAGGCGATCGAGTCGAACACGAAGAGGATCGGCGCATCGGGCTTGATGACCTTGGACTCGCGAATGATCTTGCAGGCTTTGGCAGCGGTGACGTTGCCCTCTTCCCAGGTCTTGGGCTTGCTGTAAAGCCAGTAGGGTCGCTCGGCGTTCAGACCGAACCCCTCAGCGAGGCCCACATCGAACGAGCGCTCCCAGTCGATGAAGCCGGCCACGCCGCCCATCTTCTGCGCGTTGACCATCCACTGGGTGGCCAGCGCCGTCTTACCGGTGGAGGACTCGCCGAACATTTCAACCATGCGCCCGAAGGGCAGACCGCCGTCATAGCGGCCGGACATGATCTTGTTGAGCGGCGGAAAGCCGGTGTCGATGAAGTCGGTGACTTGTTGGCCATCGGCGTTGGGGCCGAGTTCCTTGTCGAGTTGGTTAATGAGGTCGGCAACGGACATGATTTATTCCTTGATGGTGAGGGTGACTTCGACGACTTCGTGCTCATCCGAGCGCCACAGTTGCTTGCGACGAGCCTCTGCCTTGCCCTTGGTCTGAAAGAGGTGAGGCGTGGCACCGGTGCCGCTGGGGTGCCAGAAGGTCTGGTCCTTGATGTGGCGGATGGCGTGGTAGGTAGTCATGTCAGGCCTCGAAGGGTTTGATGAAGTGGTCGATGTTCTTGGTGATGCTGGAGAACGCCAGCTCGGCACACCGGTCATGGAACAAGTCCTTGTCCAGGGCGCCTTTGTTGACCTCGACGGCTTCACGGGCCGGCTTGGTCACTTTGAGCAGTTGCATCATCTGGACGTTGCGGCGGTAGAGCGCACGGCCCTCGCCCTCGTGCAGGCTGATGAGTGCCTTCTTGGTCGGTTTGTAGGTGCCGTCGGCACACTGGCGCCAGAAGTTGCTGACCGACCCGAAGGTGGCCAGCAGATCGACTGCGCCCTTCTCGCCGATGCCACCCACGCCCGAGATCACATCAGACGAGTCACCCTGGAGGCACTTGCCCTCGAGAAAGGCGAGCGGCGTCTTGTAGGCGGTCTTGTCGAAGAAGTTGGCGTGGTTGACGATCTTGGCGTCGTCGCGCATGTCGCGCCAGGTCACGCCAGGGCGCACCAGTTGCAGCCAGTCTTGGTCGCCGGAGATCAGGACGAGTTCGTCGCCTGGGTTCTTGACGAGTTGCGGCACCAAGTAGCCGGCCATGTCATCTGCTTCGTGGGTGGCCACGCGCATCTGACGGACGCCCAGCGTCTCGACGATGCTCTTGATGTACGGCACTTGCTTGGCGTAGGCTTCCTTGATCGCGACCTTCTTGGGGTCGTTGTCGCGGTTGCTCTTGTAGGTGGGGCACAGTTTGAAGCGCCACTCGGCGCGACCGTCCCAGAGCACGACAGGCGTGAAGTCGGGATAGGTCACGCGCAGTTCACGCATGGTCTTGACAAAGCCGAAAACGGCCTGAGTCTCCATGCCGCCCGAGTGGAGCTTGGTGGCATAGTGACAGGCGTACCCGACGCTGTTGGCGTCAATGAGAAGATGTTTCATGGCGACAGGCATCCAACCTGGGCACCGAAGTGCCCAAGTTAGATGTTCCTCACTGGTGAGTTAGCTCAGGTCGCCGAGCAAGTCGTCCAGCTCTTCGTCGAGCGCCGGACCTGGCTTGGATGCTGCGGTGGTGCGAACCGGCGCATCTTCCGTGTCGTGCGCAATGGCAGCACGGGTGGTGGTCGTGGTGGGGCGATCGTTGCCCAGGATGCCAGCCACGCTGTTGATCGCCGACAGAGCCTTGCGCTTCTGTTCGTCGCTCTCTTGCGCCACGTACTCGTCCAAGTTGGTGAGCTTGCCGTAAGCGGCTTTGGGCACCGCTTGCTTCTTGGGGCTCACGCTCACGGAATACTTGGTGTTCAGGCCCTTGCCCTCGCGGGAGATGGTGAAGATTTGGGCTTCATCGGGGTCGAACATGGTGCCGGCCCACTCTTCCACGGTCTCGAGCAACTGACCGAAGGCAGTCGAGCGGATTTCCAGGATTTGAGGGGTGGTGGGGTCTTCGCTGTCCAGCGCCAGCACGTTCATCAGGTACGAACGGCCTGCTTTGGCTTTCTTCAGCAACTCGATGGTCTCGTCGTCGGAAGCGGAGTGCTGGGCGCGGTTCAGGCCATCGCAGATCGGGCAGGGCTTGCCGTAGATCGCTTCGTTGCAGGGATAGACGGCTTGGATTTCGTCGGCAGCGTTCTTGATGTAGTGCTGGCCGAAGTCGTGATACCAGACATGCTCTTCGCCCTTGCGCCAGCCTGGCATCAGGATGTAGCGGTTGGAGCCTGGTTGCGGCTTGATCGTCTTGTCTTTCGACTTCAGAGCAGCCTTCTTTTGTTTCATCATTTCCATCAGTTTGGAGGTATCCATTTTTCAGTTTCCAGTTTGGTTGAAGGGTTAGTGCCTTAGACGTTCGTCAATCAGCACCGATATTATAGTCACCCGTGACGTATCCTGCTCACGGGGAACTGTAATTTATTGAACGCCTTTCGCGTTCTTGAACGCGGCTTTCGCACGTTCGGCCATCGATTCGCGCTCGTCCTGGGCAGCCAGGATGCGCACCCCGCCCTTGAACTCCTCGCGACGATCCGCGCCCAGTTGCACCATCATGTCCTTGCGATCTGCCAGTGAAATCACGAGTGACTTGTTGATGGCGGCGATCGTGTCGGCTTCGATCACGGTGTTCTTGCCCTTCAACCAGCGGGGGTCGAGCTTGACGGCGTTCTCCACCATCTTCTCCGTGACCTTCTCGGTGCCGGCAGCCAGGCTCTTGCGGTGTTCGTCGTAGAGCTTGGCCTCCAAGACCTCGAAGCGCACCTTCAGACGGGCGTGCTGGGCTTCTGCCTGGGCAGCTTGCGAGCCATAGAAGGCGCGCAGACCCGACTGCTCCATCATCGCGGCATCGAGCGTGGCTTCTGTGAGCTTGGTGTCGCGGTTGAACGACTGGATGTCCACGTAGAAGTTCAGCTTCTGGCCAGGTGCCTTCTCGCTCGTCTCGGGCACGTCGCGGCTGACCTCGATCTCCACATCAGCACCGGGCTGGCTGACTTCGGCAACCGCAGGGGCAGGCTCTGGCTCGACGACCTTGGGCTTTCTCGGTGCAGGGGCCTTGACCGGCTCGGGCTCGGGGGCTGGCTCGGGTTCAGGTTCGGGTTCAGGCTCGATGACCGGCTCGGGAGCTGGCTTCGGAGCGGGTGCTGGGGCGGGCGTCGGGGCGGCGGCCGTCATCTTGGTTTGTTCGGCCTCGAGTTCGTCCAGCAGGGCTGCGATCTCCGAGTCATCCATTGCGATTTCGTTGGTCATGTGGTTCTCCAGTTGTCAAAAAATTGGTGACGACTTGATGTTAGCGTCAAGTCGTAGGGGTTTGAAGTCAGTATTGACTTATTTGTCAAGGCAGATCACGACAGAATGTCGGCGACCTGCGCGAACACGGCATCGAGCACCTCCTGCTTGTCGGGGTCGAAGTGCACCTGCTGGGCATTGATGCCGCAAACGATCGTGGCATCGAGCGTCGGATCGTAGAAGGTCTTGCCGACCACCTCCGACACGCCACCCTTCAACCCTGGCACGAAGCGCTTGATCGTGGCCGAGCCGAGCGCGACGATGACCGAGGGCTTAATGAGCTCCAGTTCGCGGTTGAGCCACTGCGAGCACCCGTTGATCTGGCCGTTGGAGAGGAACTTGTCGCTCTTCTTGGCCTTGACCACGGTCGTGTAGTAGCCCTCTGCCACGTTCAGGCCCGCCTTGTTGATCGCTGACTTGATGCAGACCGCCGCATCGCCTTCGAGCAGCTTGTCCTTCTTCTCTTCCTGCCAGGTCGGACAGTCCGAGACGACCATGAACTTCACGGTGGTCTTGGCGCGAACGGTCGGGTGCGGGGTCTCCTTCAGGTCGCAGTCCGAGCACTTCTTGTAGTCCTGGATCAGGTGAATGATCTTCGAGCGCAGGAACTTGTCACCCAGGTCGGTGGTTCGGTCGGCCTTGACGGCGTCGATGATGAGTCCTGGCATGAGCTCCATCTGGTCCTTGCGCCGGCTGAAGTGCTTGGGCGACGGGGCGCCTGGCTCGATGAGGGCAAGGGCACCCACCCGGTTCAGGTTCTCGACCGCTTTGGAGTTGACCTTCGAGCCAGGGGCGCCGGCCGCCAGCTCGAACTCGAGTGGCGTGTCAAAGCGCCCCTTGACGGTCGAAGCGTCCATCTCCCACACGTCTTCGGTCGTGCCATCGCGCTTCTTCTTCACGCGGGCCACCCGCCACTCGCCGTTGGCCTGGCGCAACTCCACGATTCGCTGGGCGGTGTTCTCGGAGATGCCCTTGACGGAACTGAAAGGGGCCAGGATCGTCTTGTCGTTCGGGATGGTGTACCGGTGGCTCGACAGGTTGATGTCGGGCGGGCTCACCTCGATGCCGCACTCTCGCGCATCCTTGACCAGCCCCGGCAGCTTCTCCTCATCCACGATCGACATGCAGGCGGCAAAGTATTCGGCCGGGTAGTTCACCCGCAGCCACATCGTCCAGTAGCTGATGATGGAGTATTCGACGGCGTGGCTTCGGTTGAAACCGTAGCCCGCGAACGCCTCGATCTTGTCGAAGATGGAGCCAGCGGTGCGGTCATCGAGGCTCGAGGTGGTTGCGCACCCATCGATCCACTTCTGGCGCATCTCGGCCATCTTGTCCTTGTCCTTCTTGCCCATCGCTTTACGCAGGTGGTCGGCTTCGGCCCGCGTGAAGCCCGCCAGATCGACGGCGGTCTGCATCACCTGCTCCTGGTAGACGATGACGCCGAAGGTGGCTTCGAGCGCTCGCTCCATGTTGGGGTGATCGTAGGTCGGGGCACGGATGCCCTGCTTGATCGCCACGTAATCGTCGAGCAGCCCTGAGTCCATCGGACCGGGTCGGTAGAGCGCGGTGGCAGCGGTGATGTCCTCGAAGGTCAGTTGACCGCCAACGGCCAGGTCACGAAGGAGCTTTCGCATCCCAGGCGACTCGAACTGGAAGACGCCCGTGGTGTCGCCGCGACCGAACGCATCCATCACGTCCGGCTCCTCGAAGGGCAGCTTCAGGTAATCGACCTCGATGCCGTGCCGGTCTCGGATGTAGCCCTTCGCGATCTCCATCACATCGAGCGTGGACAGACCCAAGATGTCCATCTTGACCAGCCCCCAGTCTTCGACCGTCCGCTTGTCCCAGTTGGTGACGGGTGAGTCCGATCGGGTCTCGATCACGGCGCGGTTGATGAGCGGCTCGCCTGCAACGACCACCCCGGCGGCGTGTCGGCCGAACGCTCGCATGGCTCCTTCCAGGTGCAGTGCGTGGTTCCAGATTTCCGGTTGCTCGCCCTTGAACTTGTCGATTTCGGGCACCGCTTTCGCGGCGTCTGTGAGCGTGAATGATTGACCATGCTCTTTGGGGACGAGCTTGGTAGCGGTAAGCTCGATGCCATTGAGACCGTACATGCGACCGGTGTCACGCAGTGCACTGGCGCTCGCAAGCGTCGAATAATTCGAGATGCCCGCAACGCGGTCAGCCCCATACTTGGCGGTCAGGTACTCGATGACCATGTGTCGCTTGGACGACATGAAGTCGAGGTCGGCGTCAGGCAAGTCCAGACGCTCGGGGTTGATGAAGCGCTCGAAGAGGAGGTTGAAGCGGATCGGGTCCACGTCGGTGATGCCGATCAGGTAGGCGACAAGCGACCCACCGACCGAACCGCGTCCAGGGCCCACGATGATGCCGTTGCTCTTGGCCCAGACGACCAAGTCCTCGACGAGCAGGAAGTAGCCTGCAAAGCCCATCTTCTTCAACACCGACAACTCGTAGGCGAGCCGATCCTGGTAGACCTTGATTTCGGTGTCGCTGGGCTGGTGGCCCAGGATCTCGGTGCCAAAGCGCTTCTTCCAGCCCTCGATGCACTTCTTGCCGAGCGTGACGAACTCGTTGTCGGCCATCTTGGGCAGCGACACGGGTTGCTTCTGGAAGGTGTAGTGGCACTTGGCGACGAGCTTGTCGATGTTCTCGAGCCCTTCGACCCAGTAAGCGGCTGGCCCCTTGTGCGACCACTTGTGCACACGACCGGCGGCCGCCTTGATGCGGGCCAGGAGGTGACGCGGCTCCTGGATGTAGAAGTCCTTCACGAACTGCACCGAGCGGTAGCGCACATCCATCTTGGTGTTGGTGGTGATGCACTTCAAGACTTCCAGCGAGTCGGCCGAGCCCGCGTCCCGATAGAAGGCGGGATAGGTCACGAGCGTGGGCATATCCATCAGTTGCGCAACTTTCATCGCCTGGCCGTTCAGGGTGTCAAAGAGCGGCGTGTCGATGGGGCAGAGCTCCGAGTAGACGTTGTCATTGCCGAATCGATCCTGAAGCGAGTGCACGATGTTCGAGGCGTCCTCGAGGTGATAGAGGCTGAACAGATCACCGGTGGAGACGAGCACGTCCTCGAGCTCCAGCACGTCGGTCAGGCCCACTCGGGCGTGGTAGTAGAAGTAGTCCTCGCTGTACGCTTTGGAGAGGAGCTTCATCAGCGAGGTGACGCCTTTGTCACCCGTGACGTACACCTTCAGCATGTAAAGCGGGTTCGGTTTCTCCTTCTCACCGGACGCCTTTGGTGGCTTGCGGTAGGTCGGGTCTTCGACGACTCGGATGCGGCAACCGATGACGGGTTTGAGACCCGCCTTCTTGCACTTGTTGCTGAAGTCCACGAGACCGTGGATCGACATGGTGTCCATGAGCGTCACGGACTCATAGCCCTTGTCTTTGGCATCAGCAATCAGGTGATCGATCTGGAGCATCGATTCGCCGATTGAAAAGTCGGACCGTGAGCCCAACAGGTGGTTCAAATTCATTCTTCTTCCTTGTCTGGAACGTAGCGTTCCCAAATAACGATCCAGTGCCCGTTCACATTCTCGGAGCTCGACGAGGCGTAAGGTGTGCTGTGTTGGCCACCATAGGTGATCGAGTGGCTCACC